GCTTTTCATCCGATTCGGCGGGTCCCGTTACCTCATCAGATGAAGTCGCTGGTTACAAAACCAATTTCGCCGGGCTCAAGATCCCGGTCTCCGAAAAGCAATTTGGTTGTCAACTCAATGATGTCGGTGGAAGTGAGATTGTATTTCCAATGATAAAACTGCGTCATGGAATCCCTAGAGATCCCACGAGCAGCATCAATAGAATATTCAATCCCATCGTAGCCCAAGGCCAAGAACTGGCCTTTGGCATTCCATCCGAGAGCATCAAGCCTAGGATCGTCTATCTCAAATTCGGCGAATTTGAGAAGAAACAAATTGCAGAGTGGCTTAACGTAACGAAACTCAAACGCATAGGACAGAGCTTTGCCGGCCAGATATTCACTGTCCGGCAAAGCCTCATTTTTGGATGCCCTAACGTTAAAGCGCGCTATCGCTTTGCCAAACTTCGGCGCCATGACAAAGGAGCCACGGTCGTCGGGGAGAAACTGTTTAGACAGAAACTCGCACTCACTCAAGTGTTTGCGCACTTTGACGGTAGCTTGCATACCAGCCAACTTGCACATATACTCATACGATCGACGTATTTGCTGTCTCCTGGTACCAGGATTGTCCAACCGCATGAGCATGTCATCACCAAGAATGAGCACGTCCCCTTCGAACCCGTGCTTCTTCGCCCAGGCGAAATTGATACTCGCGTTCCACATCGAGTTTCGGAACGTAGTAGACTGAGAACCAGTTGGTAACTGGTTCTTGACACCAACCTTGACTTTGTGCTTGTGGTTGGTCCCTTTAAAACCATTGGCCACGTGCATGAGGCTGGTGAGCCACTTAGGTGCTCCGAATCGCGATAACCAAGCGATTTCTAGAAGATGCACATCTTCTAATTGGGTCATGTCGTTGCTTGAAAAGTCGGACTCAACGTAGACCGACTTATCTGTGCCGCTACGCATGATTCGTTCAACAAGATCAGGAGATTGCTTGGCGTAAGCGCCCATGTAATAGGGGGCTTGCCCGCTCGTCTCCTTCTCGAAGCACGAAAACATGCGTTTGCAACATTGCCACATGACTGGACCAAGAAGAACATTGTGCAAATCCGTTGATTGATAGATTATTCTAGGAGC